GAGCATCGCTTCCGGTATTGGCGGCATGGTTTCATCTGCGGCATCTGGCATCGCCGGGCTTGTAAGTGGTGGCGGTGGAGCTGCTGCTGCCGGAGGGGCCGCTGCTGGTGGTGCTGCCGCTGGCGGAGCCGCTGCGGGTGGCGCTGCCGCCGGAGGAGCTGCTGCTGGTGGAGCTGCGGGACTTGGCGCTACTCTAAGCGCTGCCGGAGCTAAAGCTCTAGCGATTGCTACTAATCCGGTCACTCTCACGGTCGCTGCGGCTGCTCTGGCTGCTAAGGCGCTAGACAGTGGAGGCACTCCGACATCTGCTGCTGGTATCACGATGGTTAAAACTGCCGGGATGAGCGACGCGAATGTATTCCCAGTGCCAGAGTTCGAGTCTGGATTCGCTCCGCTCGGGTTTAAGCAAAACGCGACCAACGAGCAAGCAATGGCGGCAGTCGCTCCGCTAAGAGAACTCGATGCGACTCTCACAGCTCTAGCTAAAGAAGCTGGCTATAGCGTAAATCTCAGCGGTCACACGTTCAGCGGTCTCGGAGTCGAAGGCGAAGGTCCCGGCACTTTCTTGGGTGTCTCTATAGAAGAGGGCAAGCAGAAAGGAACGTCGATCCAAGAGCAAATGGATATGTACGCGAAAGAGTGGATCTACGCGGTAGGCGCTCGAAACGGAGTTGCACAGAGCGCTCTCGACGATGTAGTAGGAAGCGGAGACGCTGCTGGAATCTTACAACGCTCTGGCGAAGTTCTCAAAGGCGTAATCGACGGCTCTCACCGTGACGGACTCGATATGGTTCCGCATGACGGCTATGTCGCAGAACTGCACGCCGGGGAGCGCGTGCAGACCGCAGAACAGGCCCGGGCATCTGACTCTATGGCAGACGAGATGAGCGGACTACGCCAGAGTATCGAAGAAGTCATGATCGCAGTGGCGAGAAATACTTCGAAGCTCTATCGACTTAACGACCGCTGGGACAAGAACGGCTTGCCGCCAGTGAGGGCATAAGATGAAGATAATTCGACCAGTCACGATCGACGACACGGTATTCCAATCGTCTGACGTGCCAGAGAACGACTACGCGGCATGGGCAGTCGGCACGACTTACGCTGACGGCGACCGGGTTATCGTTACAACTGGGTATCATAAGATCTACGAGTCGCAGCAAGCGGCTAACGTCGGCAACGATCCGACAACTGACGACGGCACATGGTGGCTCGAAGTCTCTAGCACGAATCGCTGGAAGATGTTCGACGCCATAGTCCAAGACCAGACAGTACAGGCGACGCAGATAGTTACGACTCTGCAATCGCCAACAGTAGTAAACTCGATGGCGTTTCTGAACGTCGCGGCTACTACCATCGAAGTCACGGTGACAGATGCAGTTGAGGGCGTGGTCTACGACGAAACTTTCAATATGACGAGTTATTCTGGCATTCAGGACTGGTACGCATATTTCTTCGAGCCGATTATCCGAAAGGATCAACTCGCCATAACAGATCTACCGCCATATGCGAACGCGAGTATAGAAGTCACGATTAACTCTAGCGCAGACGCAAAGATAGGCGCTCTGGTGATGGGGCAATTCGCTGATCTCGGACTATCTCAGCACGGCGCAAGTCTATCGATTATCGATTACTCAACAAAGACGACGGACGCGCAGGGCCGGGTGACGATTACCGACGGGCCATATGCTGACAAGATGGAGGTCGATGTTGTTCTAGATACTTCTCAGATTGGAAATGCAAACTCGACTCTCTCGTCGCTGCGGACTACTCCGGCAGTTTGGATCGCCGAAGATAATAACGACGATCTGGTGATTTACGGCTACTACCGCGAATTTGATATAATTCTCTCGAATCCAACAATTTCACGACTCTCGCTAGAGATCGAAGGACTGGTTTAAATGACTATACCAACAATTAGCACGCTCCCGGTAGCGCCAGCCAGAACCGATGCTCCGGCGACGTTCGTTACCCGAGCAGATGCTTTTCTCGCTGCAATGGTAGTAATGCAGGGCGAGCTGAATACTAGCATCGGCGCAATGAACACAGACATCGCTGGCGTAAACGCTGACGCAACTGCGGCTGCTGCTAGTGCAAGCGCTGCGGCATCAAGCGCTACTGCTGCGGCTAATGCTGCTGGTGCTGCTCTATGGGTAAGCGGTCAAGCATACGCTGAAGGAGATGCGGCAATTTCTGGGGTTAATTACCAGACCTACCGTGCCGAAACTGCTACTAGCGGAACGACTGACCCAAGTCTCGATGCAAACTGGACTGCTATCTCTGGTACTTTCCCAGTTCAGACAGGCAACGCAGGGAAATTTTTAACGACAGATGGTACTAATGCTTCGTGGGATGCAGTAGATGTTTCTTCTGAAATAACAGGAACACTACCTGTTGCTAATGGTGGTACAGGAGCAACTACTCTTACTGCTAATAATGTTTTGTTAGGCAACGGAACATCTGCACCACTAGCGGTAGCGCCAAGCACTTCAGGCAATGTTCTTACTTCTAACGGTACAACTTGGCAGTCTGTAGCTCCTGCGGGTGGTGGGGCTTGGGAGTTATTTAGTTCAACCACTGTATCGTCAACCGTTACTACCATTGATATAAATTTATCTTCTAGTCACGATGTTTATATGGTTGTTTTAGATAATGTGGAAACAGGAACAGGAGCAGGCGGTCAATTTAGGTGGAAAAAAGGCGGCTCGTTTGTAACTAACGATTATTCCTACGTTGAGATTCAAACAAGCATTTCCTCAAGAAGTCAAAGTTCTTTTAAATTATGCAACACAAACAGCTCAGGCAGGAATGCAAGCGGAATAATTTATTTAACAAATGTTAATAACACTGGGTCAGAATCAGCAACGTATTTTCACCAAGCAGCTATTAATCAAGAAATATTATTAGTAGGCGGTACTGCGTCAGGAGTAGCAGGGCCAGTAACAGCTATTAGACTGCTTTGGGATAACGGAGTTAATATTACTGGCGGCAGCGTTTATGTGTACACACTTAAAACTTCTTAGGAGCAAACAATGACACGTTATAAAGCAACACCAAATGGCAATGTTCCGTTTACTCCTGAAGAAGAAGCTGAATGGGACGCAATGGAAGCAGAGTACGCAGCAGGTGCTAATGACCGCGCTGCTGCTGAGATTCGCACAGAGCGAGACGCTAAACTGACTTCATGCGACTGGACTCAAGTAGCAGACGCGCCAGTAAATCAAGAAGCGTGGGCAGTTTATCGCCAAGCGTTACGCGATATTCCAGATCAAGAAGGCTTCCCGAATGAAGTTACTTGGCCTACAGAGCCAGTGGAAGAAGTCGCGCCAGAATGATGCTTAATCTCATCTCATCGCTAGTCGCCCCGGTCTCTGGATTACTCGATAAGTTTATCGAAGACAAAGACCAGCGGGCGCTACTGGCTCACGAGATCGCAACTCTTGCCGAAAAGCAAGCGCAGGAACAGATCGTCGGCCAGATCAAGACGAACCAGATCGAAGCCGCGCATCAATCGATGTTCGTCGCTGGCTGGCGCCCGGCCGTTGGCTGGGTGTGCGCTCTAGCGATGCTGCTGAACTTTATTCTGATCCCGTTTATCAATCTCGGCATGGAGTTCGCCGGGCAAGACATACGACTCGATCTCATCGAGATGGATACAATGATGCCAGTTCTGCTCGGAATGCTCGGACTCGGCGGCATGAGAAGTTACGAGAAAGCTCGCAACGTCGCCCGGGAAAAGTAAGCGATGGAGACTCCGAAATTAAACGATAAATCAGAGATAACTCTGAGTATAGTCTGGCTGGTGCAGATTGTGTCTATTGTCGCGCTTGCTACTTGGGGCTACGCCAATATTAGTGAGCGCATAGATGTAAACGCTCAAGAAGCGCGAAGTCTTAGAGGGAATCAGAATAACTATATTTTTCCAGATATACGAAAACTAGAAAACGAAGTCATAGCATTGCAAAAAGAAGTTCTGATCCTGCAAACCGATCTGAAGTATTACAAAGAAGGCCAGCAATGAGTAAGCTCGAAGATTACGCGAAGACTGAACGACAAAGAGAAGTCACGAAAGTCTGGGAGAGCTGCGATCGTAATTCTCGCAAAGCTGCTCAGATTCTCGGTGTAACTCGCGCCACAGTTCGCAACATAGTGGCGACAGTCAAAGGCGCTGCGGCTGCGGCAGGATTCAGCGATGCGTGGGATGCAACGGCGCACGT